CTTTTATGAAAGCAGCACGATCACCGCAATTGTCAGCACGAATGTGATTGATAATAGTTTTGCGGGTGCAAGCGTTGATCAAGGCGCACATTTGACGGGTTACTTTACTAGCATTCAGCTCCAGAACGGAGCCTGTATCGCTTATCGAATCTAATGTCTCTCGCTTCTTCGCTGCAAAAGGTTGCAAACAAGACGATCTCTCGTCTTGGCGGTGACATTACGTTACGTTTAGTAACAACTGGAGAGTATAACCCTTTGACGGGCTCGATTAGTGAAACCGTCACTGGTGTCACGGTTAAAGGCGTCATTGAATCGGTCAATACCAGAGAGGTTAATGATCTAGTTCAAGCAGACGACAAAAAGCTAACGATTGCAGCGTCTTCAATTGATGCAACACCTGGCCCTGAAGATAAAATTGTGATCAGTGGGGTAACGCATCAGATCATTAGAATGGAAACGATTGAGCAAGACAATGCTGCGATTGTCTATGTGTTTTTCCTGCGAGATTGATCATGCGTAAAATCACTCTTGTTGAAATTGGCTCATACGCTGAAGGCAATATATCAAAACTTGTGCGTGCTATTGCTCTTGAGGCTGAATCACAGCTAAAAGAAGCAAGCCCGGTTGATACTGGCAGGTTTAGATTGAACTGGCAAAAAGAGATTAAGCCGCTTGAGGCTTCAGTTTTTAATAACCTTCCGTATGCCGAGCGCCTTGCTAATGGTTGGTCAAAGCAAGCGCCCGAGGGTTGGGTCCAAACCATCGGTGCAAATTTAAAGCCTTACGCTGAGGCGCAAGCACGCAACATTGAACGGAGCGATTGATGGCTAGTTCTTACAACGATGTTCGCAGTGCAATTGAAGGCAGAATTTCTACTGAAATGGCAGAGTCTCCTTCGTATCCTGTTAGTTACCAAAACGTTCCATACACGCCACCAAATAACTCAACATGGATTAGCGTGTCTGTTCGCTTTGGCAACAACAGTTATGCGACTCTGCTTGGGCCTTCGACTGGTTTAAATCGTCAAGTTGGAACTTTGGTGCTTAATGTTTACACTCCAGTGGGCGTCGGCCCTGGCGCAAATCTAACCGTGGCGGAGCGTTTAAAAGACTTATTCGACAGGCAGATAGTTAGCGGCATCATTTTTGCTGCGGCAGTTGGTCCTGGACAGGTTTTGCCTGCCTCGCCAGAAGGTTATTTTCAAACGCAAACGACTGTAACGTTTGAAGCCTATTTAGAATAGAGCGAAGCCACTACCGTTCAAACATCATGGCTACTGTTCTGTCCGGTACGTCCGGCGCTCTTTATTACAAGCCTGCGGGTACTTCTGTCACCACGCTGACCGCTTCTGCCTTTCCTTCGACTGGCAGTAACATCACCGTTGGTGCTTATCTAGGGTTTCAGGTCAACGATCCTGTGACTCTTGCCTATCCTTCTGGCGCAACCACTACCGGCGCGATTGCTGCTGGTGATTACTACGTGCTGACCTATGACGCCGCAACTGGCGTGATGACTGTTAGCAGCACTGAAGGCGGTTCAGCTGAAACAGCAACTGCCGCACCTTCGGGATTTGGCAGTTCCTTCGCAAGCATTACCTATACCAGCTTTGAGGCTGTTGGTAACGTCCGTGATTGGAACTTTGAAATCACTCGCGACGAGATCGACGTTACTTCAATCGGTCAAACCCTTGGTCAGTATGCACCATTCAAAACCTACATCACTGGTTTTGCTGATGGTGAAGGCTCGGCAAGCGTTTATGTCACCGATGATGACACCAACATCGCAAGCCGTCTTATCGAAGACGTGATTCAGCGTCAACAAACTGGCGTCAACTTCAAGCTTTACATTGACCGCGTTGTTAGCAGTGGCTCTGTCGATGACACTGCCAGCCGCTCGATTTCAATGGAAGCTGTGCTGTTGAGCGCTAGTTTCACCGTCAACCCTGACGACGCTCAGATGGTTGAGGTTTCATTCCGTCCTGCTGCTGCTCCTTCCTTCGACTTCAGCAAGTCCTGATCGTCAAATTAAACAATTAACCCTTGGCCTTGTGCTGGGGGTTTTTTGTGCGTATTATTCATTGAGTTATTATTTTTCTCATGCCAGCTTCATCTGCAGGTTTCCACGCTTTGGATCGCCTGAAAAAGGCTGCAAATCTTGTTCCGATCAAACGCGTCGTTACGTTGAGCAATGGTGAGGAATTTGAATTTTGGAGCACTCCGCTGACGATGGCTGAGCGCGAAAAAGCGCAAAAGGCAGCAAAGAGCGATGATCTTAATGTTCTTGCGCTGCAGCTTTTGGTTGCAAAGGCGCAGAATGAAAACGGGCAACGGATGTTCTCTCAAGGGCAGATCGATGAACTGAAAAACGATGTGCGTGATGAAGATCTTCAAGCATTGATGCTTGCGCTGATAACTGGCGAAGGCAACGTTACGGAGGAAGAAGCAAAAAACTAACCAAATGCGTCAAAGATGATTATTCATTGAGAGCAATGATGCGTATAGCCCGAGATTTGGGTTATACGCTATCGGAATTGACGCAGCGCTTGTCACGCGAAGAGTTTCAGCTTTGGGTTTTGCTTTACGAGGTAGAAGCCAAAGAGGAAGAAGCTGCAATGAAGAAAGCCAAGCGCCGGTAGAATCAAAAGACAATTAGGTCGAGATCGTGGCTGTTGTTGCTGAGGTACAGGTTAAAGTTGATGCTGGCTCTGCCAAAGCACAACTCGATGGTCTCCAAGGAGCAAGCAAAGGACTTCAAGGTGCTTTTGGGAGGCTTCAAACTGCAGGTGGATCTTTACAGGGTGTTTTGGCCGGGCTTGGCGCTGGCGCGGCACTTAAAGGTTTTCTGTCAGCAGGTGTTGAAGCTGATCGAACTGCAAAACGATTAAAACTTCTTTCGGGGCAGTATGGGGAAACTAAAAGACTGACGGACATCGCCAATCAAGCTGCGAGCAAGTATGCAATCGGCAACACTCAAGCAGCCAATGCAGTCGCCGACTTGTATGGGCGCTTACGTCCGATGGGGATTTCACTAGATGACATTGGCACGACTTTTAATGCGGTGAATACTGCAGCCGCAAAGATGAATCTTACTGCCTATGAAACAGATGGGGTGCTATTGCAGTTAAGTCAAGCGCTTGGTTCTGGCACTTTACAGGGTGATGAGTTTCGCAGTGTGATGGAACGCTTGCCAGCTGTTGGTCAAGCGGTTGCTACTTCATTGGGCGTCAGCGTTGGAGAGCTGAAAAAATTAGGATCTGACGGCAAATTGACAACAGATGTAATTATCAAAGCCCTTCAAGGCTTGGCGCAACAAGAACCACCGAAACCTGATGCGTACAAAACATTTCAAAAAGCTCTGGCTGACTTAAGTACAACAATTGGCCAGGAACTCCTTCCTGCATTCACTCCACTGATTGAATTTGCGGGCAGTCTTGTTCAAGCTTTTGGCTCTTTGCCTAAACCGGTCAAAACAGTGGTGGCAGGACTTATTGCGTTAGCAGGTGCTGCTGCAATTCTTGCGCCAATTGTCTCTGTCATTATGAGTCTTGGTCCAGCATTTGCGGCTATTGGAACAGCTATTAGTGCTGTAGTCGGCGCGTTGACTGGCGGCGGTGGCCTTATGGCCGCCATCGCTGCAGTATTTAGCGGTCCGGTTGGCTGGATTGCTTTGGCAGTTGCAGCAGGCGTGGCGATCTATACATTCAGGGATCAAATCGGTGAGGCATTTGCAAAGATTGGCGAAATCATCAAGGCCGCTTGGAACATATACAAGTCAATTTGGATTGACCCAGTAATCAATGCAGGTAAAGCAATCTACAATTTCTTCCGAGAAAACTGGGATCAGATCTATGATACAGTTTCTGGAGTTGTCAAAAAGATTTTTGACTTTTACAAGAAAACATTTATTGACCCCATTTTGAAACTTGGCAAGAAATTGCTCAAGGAGATTTCCGACATCTTCAAGAAGGTGGAGGATGTGGTAAGCCAAGTGGCAAAGGCGGCATTCGAGTTTTTTAATAACACTTTTTTCAAGCCAATCACAGAAGCAGGAAGGGCTATTTATAGGTTTTTTGCTGATACATTTCAACGAATTGGACAGGCTATTATGGCTCCAATTCGTGCGGCAATGGACTTTATTAAAAGCATTGTCAACGCAGTGTTAGGCGGAATCGGTAATGTTATTAACGGGTTTATTAGAGGCATCAACAACTTAATTGGTGCTGCTAATAATATTTCAAGCAAAATCAATGGTCCGCAGATTTCATATTTGCCAACGGTAAATATGCCACAGTTTGCTAAAGGCGGTGTCGTCAATGGTCCGACTCTGGCAATGGTCGGTGAAGGCGGAGAGCCTGAGTACATCATTCCGCAAAGCAAAGCAGCAGGATTTGCAGCAAATTATTTAAATGGTGCCCGTGGTGCTTCAGCTATTCCGGCATTCGCTGAAGGTGGCTACGTTGGACCAATCAACGTCCAGACCGGCCCAGTCATGCAGCAGGGTGGAACGAACTACGTCACGATGGCCCAGTTCGAGAAGGGACTGATGGATCTCGCCACTTCCGTTAGCGCATCAAACCGTAGCTACGGAGCCCGCCAGTACATGGGTGTCCAGCGATGAGTAACAGAGCCCAAGCGCAGTACCTGAGGCTTTACACCTCAGGTGGCTCCGACCACATCCTCTGGCAAAACTACTACCTCAATACAACGGTCACTGTCAGCAGCAAAGACTACGAGTACTATCCATTTGAATTTGAGGGCATCTCCGAAAGCTCCGCCATCGGTGGAGCGACTGTAAACATCACCGTTCCAGCCACTGACGAGGTAATCACGCAATTTCTAAGGGCTGCTTATTTTGACCGCCTTTGCGAAGTCTCTGTCTACGAGTTCGACAACAGACTAGGGAATACAGCGCCGCAGACTGGACAGACACTTGTCGGTCAATTCGTGGGTTATGTCCGCAACATGAGCGGTGATTTTGCGGCGCTGCAAATCGAGTTAGGATCAGCACTAGCTCCCATTGGAGCGCAGATTCCACCGCGCACGTACAACAGCTTTCTTGTCGGGGCTCCGCTTAGAGCATGAAGATCAAATTCACCGATCCTTTATACCTGCTGTCTTCTCAGACTGGCTTGTCTGTCAACAAGCTAAAGGACGCTGCTGCACTGGGCGGTTTATCACCGCAAGCATCCCAGGAGTCGGTAAAGCTAGGCGAACCAATCCCGATTGTGTTTGGTCGTCGCCGCACAGTCAATTCCGTCGAGCAAGGCGGAGTTTTCATCGCACCGAAGGCAACCGAAGGCTACTTCTCAAATCAGGCCAGCAACACAACACTTGACTATAAATATTTGCTTGTCTTAAGCCAAGGTGAGCTTGGTCAAGTACAGGTTCGCGATGTCTTCCAGCGCAGTTGCCGTTTAGGTACAACCTTAAACCAGGCGTATGACGCTAGAGCCGGAAATTGGACCCCGACAAATGACATAACACTTCTAGCTAGCGGCACCTGGAGTACGCCATCTTTCGTTGGAACGGGTGGATCGTACGACGATATGACCACGTTCAGCTTTGAAAGCAGCGTCGGCGTAAATGACAACACATGGTCCAGTCAGATTTTTATTTTCGTTCGCAGCGGCGTCGAAGTAACACGACTCGTAGACAGCACCGCTGGTCCGTCCGACAACTTTGTTGACCTGGCAAAGTATCTGCTGGAGAAGAGTGAGCGTGTAGGTGACGATCTAATCGACACAGCCGCACTGACTACAGCGGCGAAGTTTACCGATGCGAATGGTCTGTTCTTTAACGGCCAAGTCTCCGAGAGCCAAAATCTACAGGATTGGCTTCAGGACACCTCGTATAACTTTTTGCTGCGCCTGACGCAAACTAACGGCAAGTTCGGCTTGAGACCACGTTTGCCTTACGTTACAGCTTCGCATCTGATCGACACGACGACGATCACACCTTCTTACACATTCACCGAAGACCACATTACTCCCGATGGCTTCGAGATCGAATACATCGCCATCGAAGATAGAACACCTGTTTGCTTTACGGTGCTGTGGAAGCAACAAGCGGGCAACAATTTCTCCCTGGTACGCTCGACGGAAATCCGTTACACAGGCGAGGCAGCTAACGGACCATACATTCAGATTGATTTAAGTGGATTCTGCGCAACATCAGACCACGCAGCAAAGGTTGGAGCGTATGCACTTGCCACGCGCAAGTACGTAACGCACCATCTACGCATCAAGGTCCGCGAGAAGAACTACAACAGTTTGCTGGTTGTTGGCGACATTGTTCGCGTCAGGTTGCGCCGTGAAAATGCAGCGGGTGAAGTTGCGTTCCATGATTACGTTTACGAAATTGAGCGCATCGACAAGACACTGGAAAGCTCTCTGGTTTATGACCTAACTCATTTCCCGATTGATTCGCAAGGTCGAAGCAAGATCGCCCGCGAAGTCAGCGCGGCCACGGGTCCAACTGGAACGATCTCTATCGGTCAAGGTGCTTTTGATTGTGACGTGAACAGCTCCACCAATACAACAACCGTCGGCACTGTGACCTCAGTGCCTCCTGACGCGCCTGGCTCTGGCGATACGGATTACAACCTTCCACAACCAAGCAATCCAAGTAGTCCTAATTATGACGACGGCGATGGATCTTTTGACCCTGTAACTGGAAACTACGATCCAACAAGCGAGTCATCGTATCCCGGTGGTATCAACAACCCAGCAGATCCTATTGAAGAACCAATTACGCCTTCAATTCAGGGCTACAGCGGAACGCCAACGGCTGGCGATACTCTGACTTTCAACCCAGGTTGCCCGAACGCAAGGATCACCTGGTACTTGATCGACAT